TTAACTTGCTTGGTACGCGTCCAATGCTGAATAAAATGATTTTTTGACTGAGTCACGAATATTTAAGTAAGTAATATAATCAGATAATTCATGAACATTACTAGTCAAAGGAAAATCAAAATCTGAGTGCGCATAACAAGCGGCTGGCGCGAACGGACCATTTTGTTCAATAAACGGTTCTAACCAACGATAGAATGTCATCAAATCATCCTTTCAATACTTTAGTTAAATTCAATAAAACTAGTTTAACTGCAAAAAGGTGCGTTGTATAGGCGTTTTAAGGCTTCTTAATTAACTAGCAAATTCCACGTAATGCTTGTGACGTGTTTGTAAAGTTTGTCATCTCCCACACATCCTCCCACATATTTCCCACAAAATGTCTTTAAAGTAACTATTCTGTGGGAGATTCTATCGTTGATTGGAACCGTTTATTGAACAGAACACTTAAAAATTCCGCGTATATCACTCATTAATTAGCGCTTCAAAAGTATTGGCTAGTATTTGGTCTGCACCCGGCACAACATGAGCGTAAGTGGACAGCGTAGTATTGGCGTTAGCATGACCTAATCTGTGAGCAACCTGAACCGGATTAATTCCGGCGTCCAGTAATAAGGTTGCATGAGTATGTCTCAAGCTGTGAATAACATATTTATGTGCTGGTATTCCGGCCATCTCTATGGCTTTGTCAAAGTACCGGTTAGTTGTTTTAGGTGACAGCGGTCGGTTATGGTCATTAGTAAAAATCACACTGGTTAAACTAAATGAAGTTCCAAACATCAGACACTTAGAACGCTGATATAGTTGATAGTGCTTTAACAAATTAGCTATAGTCGTGGGAATAGCTATGACCCGGTTGCTAGCAGTAGTTTTAGGCTCTCCAGTGCCATACCAGCTCCTAGTTTTACTTACCTTAATAGTTTGCTTTTTTAAGTCTACATCTGCCCAAGTTAATGCTAAGGCTTCTCCTTTACGCATGCCGGTTTGTTCTAGTACTAAGAAAAACGGTTTATAGTCGGCTGCTAACTTATCTAATGCCCCATTAAAGGCAGTTAAATCAAATTTATTAAAAGCACTGTGCTGAGTAGAACGGTCGAATTTGATGCCTGCTAGCCGGTTACGTGGAATGATTTCAGCATCAACAGCCGTGTTAATTATTAGCATCACAAAGCGATGATACAAATGGACGGTGTTAGGTCTCAACTGTTTTAGTAGGGGCTGGATAAATAGGTATTCGTACTTCGGTTTTGTTAGCTGGTCTAAACGCTGATTGCCGAGCAGGGGGAGTACCCATTTGTTCAGTATGCACTGATAGTCTAAAATGGTAGCTTTGCGCCAATTGGCTTTGCGTAGCTTCCAAAAACGTTCTGACCACTCTTGCATCGTAATACTTGAATCAACTATCTGCTGAGTTTCTTGCTGAGCTTCCATTTGACTGTATTTTAGCTCAGCTTGGTGGGCTTCTAATGCTGAATTGAAGCCTCGTTGTTGTTTTTCATGGCGTTTACCTACAGAATCATAGTAGGTTATCCTAATGGCATAGCGGGTACCGGTCTTAGATTTGTATGAAAAAACATGCTGATACTTGTTTATTTTAGTTAATTTCATAATTGAAAACTCCCTCAATTGGTGATGGTGGTGCCAATTTTGATGAGATTAATCAATTATATCCTTCTAACTAAAGATAGTATGACTTTTAGTCGACATCAGCAAGCTTTAATAACTAATTGAGGATAATGCACCACGTTTGAAGTTATCGTGTTAATTGCATTGTCGGCAATAAGCTTAACTGTAAATTTTTATAGCTCAAAAAGAGTCTAATGTTTTAACACTAGGCTCTCACCTGATTATCTTTTAAATTTAAGCCAAATTATTATAGCCATCATATTGTTTGTTTTTATAAGGCTTTATTGACCAGAAAGGGCAATTTTTCCATTGGGAAGAACAAGCCAAAAGGTTCCGTCTTTAGCAGTAAAATGCCAACCATTGTTATCATCTTCCGTTCCTGTTAGTTCATCTAGCGTACTACCAGAAAAAGAGGAAATACCATTTGAGTCTGCCCATTTACCTAGAATTTTTCTTGCTTGTGATTCAGTCAAAGATTTTGAATTTGATGTATTAGTATCAGAACTACCGTCAGAAGAGTCAGACTCAAATCTTGAATTGGCGTTTACATCTTTATTAGCATTCACTAATCTTTTATCTGTTAGATTAGATGAGCGTGCGACATTTTTGACGAAATTGGTGTAGGCAAGCTTATTGTCAGAGTTCAGATATTCAATATAGCCACCACCAAGAGTGCCTTGCTCGGGCATCTTTTCAAATAACTGGCTGATGTTCTTACTCTTACCAGATTTTACTGTTAGAATGCCAGATTTATTTGAAAGCAGCTTATTTGAAGGAAGTACACAAATAAATTTTGACCTATCAAATTTAATGTTTTTATTTGTGCTATTTTTAATATTCGCAGACACAACATAGACTGGGTCTGCTGTGTTGTCTTCTGTGTCATCTTGGTTGATTTTGAAAGTGAACTTTACACTTGTTTTATTGTCACTTGATAAATCTTGATAGTAGGTAGATTCTTTTTGACTGTTACTATTAGTTGCACATCCAACAAGTAACAAGGCTAGTAAAATCACACTTAATGTTAATGACTTTTTCATTTTGTATAACTCCAATCAGGTTATTGTTCATCATCATTGTCGATACTATTATGATAATAGGCATCTAAGTCCGAGATGTTTTCAGAATAGTAATTAATTGACATCTTTTCTTCCCACTGATATGGGTTATGCCCCTTTATCCTAGCCACCTTATTAGATAACAGTCTGCCCCAGTTCTTATTGTGTATATCAATCGCAATTACAGAGTAGCTCTCATTGGGATAAGCACCGACAGATTCTAAATAGCAGAAATGAGTCTTATGTGTCTTCAATTCTTTTACAGGAAAAACGTATCTTTTAGTACGAGTGTTTTTATAGAGATAAATCACTTTATCATTAGTTGACATAGCAAATGGGTGTCCAGCACCATACATAAATATTGAAGAGTTCATGGTTTTAGCATTGTGAATCAAGATAGTGGTAGTGTTCATGGAACCGTCTGGTAATTTAGTTATATGTTTGTAGATTCCCCAAATGCAAACTAGTATAACAATTATGACAATAAATTTATGAGACTTATTTTGTGTTTCCTTCAATCTTAGTTCCTCCAAAAGTATTTTATTTAGCTAACTTTAACATTAGTATACCACTGCAATATATTATGTAGTGTCTGACAAGACTAATTACATGCACAATTTTGAATTAGAAATCATGGCTAGACTGAAACATTTTGTCAAACTTCTTTATATTAATGTGTGTAAGGAGGTGGCAATCTAATCAATCAGCCAATTTTAGACGGCATTAGCTATAAAGTGGCCTCACAGTAGGCTCATATGAGCATTCTAACGTTTTCCGAGTGTAATTATGCCAGATACAGCTAGAACGTCTCACAGGGCTTATTATGGACGTCTATGGACATGCACGCTAAACGACAGCTGTCAATCACCAATAAACTTGCGACATCAGTTTGCCGATACAATTGCATTATAGTCTGTCCATAAGGTTTCCAATCCGGTGTGTAGCGGACTGCTATCACGACTTCGGAGGCTTTAGCCGGGCTTCTAGAAGCATAATCACTTGACTGAATGGGTGGGCTTTCCCATTGCTTATACTCATACTGATAGGTTAGTACTATGATTAACCATTACAGAATTGCAGTATAGCTTACTATATGTGAGCTATCGCTCAAAACCCATACTGAAAGCTAGTAGTGTATTCCCTAAAGCAATCAAATAAGGTTGATAGTCTTTGGGGTAAGCCGGGCTTAGGCTTAGCCGGTCTCTCCCACCAGTGGGAGGGGACAAGCTTGCCTTGTAGCTTGTTCAAACGGACTTGACCTTGGTTTTGACTGAATGAGGTGAACTTCCTCATTGCTTATAGCTTTTTGACATTATGTGTAAGCAAGATATTGATATCTATTCATACATCGTCAGATGTTGAATAGGGCACGAGTGATGTGCAGTATCACGACTCAGGAGGCTTTAGCCGGGGCTCTAGAGCCCAGATAAGTGGTTTTCTTATCTATTGTATACTCACTCATATGAGATGAAGGAAAGCACTTCATCAGGTCAAAGGCTATGCCCTGAGCAAACCACTCAGTGCACAAGTCAATCCTCGACTTGAGGAGGTTACCTCCGAAAATCGGGAGGTAACGTACAGTATACTTGGTTAGCTTATACACATAAAAAACCCAAATAGGTATTGTAGGTGGATACACACTGGGATAGCTTGCTATCACTGGGTTTATACTCCGTTGACTTGCCGTATATTCACCCTCGCTGACGCTCACGTAATATACTAACCACTTCCACGATAATAATTCCCCAATAAGGTGATAAATACTGGTATACCAACGTTTATATCCTTTTATACGTTTTGGGAAAAATTGATAGTATACAATGGTGGTAAACGTTGGTTAAAAGGGTGATTTCTTCATTTTTATAAGAAAAATTGGAATCGGTGTTAATGTATAAATGTAAGCAAAAGGTATTACTCTTTCAAAACTTCCTTATATTAATTTATGTAAGGAAAGAGTAATTCCAATTTCTTATTATTTGTTTTTCTCCGCCAATGGGTTGTGGTAGGCTCATTGGCTACATAGGATTCAACTACATAGGCTTTAACTAAACAGTATGATGCAATGACACTACAGGACAAAAGGACAAAGGAGAAAAACAATGAAAAACACTACCACAACTACCACAACGCTAGACACTAACCTGCAATTACTGAAACGACCAACTGACAAGGTTATGAACAACAAGTTAAAAATGCCGGGATTGAAGGCTTTACTCAAGGTTATCAATAAGGTAGCCCAATCAACCGGTGAACATGAATCCTTGGATGGACGACCTACCATTGCCGTTAATATGGATGTCTTGTACAATTTAATGCCAGCCAACTATCAGAAAAAACATGCTGATAATCTTACCTTTGCAACCAAGGCATTTCCTAATTTGTTGCGCTTAGCCTGTCTATGCGGGGCTATTCAGTTGCTAGATTGGACTCAAATTAGCAAGGATGCTAGAGATGCCCGGTATAAGCTTGCAATGGCTTCAATGGGCAAGGGCAAGAATGATAAAGCGACTGGTCACTGGTACATGCAGTATAAAAACGTGTACGCTATCAATGATTTCAGTCAGCCATTACACTGGGAACGCTTAGACTATAAGATGAATGAACAAACTCAGCTGACATATGGGGCAGTTGCTACCATGTATGACTTAGAGGTAGCCTCTGACATTTTTACGGGTGTTAATTCAGACCATGCAGTAGCTACCATGACCGAAAACCAAGTAGGCAAGCTAATCACTCAATTGAGTAAAGTCAAAGTGATGACACTCAATGATATTAAGCCGTTTATCAAGCCAAGCACAAAGGACAATAAAGACCGAGCTGATGACTGGTATCGCAATCAGCTTAATTGTCTTGACATACTCGGATATTTCAAAGCCAATGGCGTAGCATATGACAAATATTGCAAGTGTTCAGACTACGTTGATATTGACGCTAAGCCACAGCAAAAGGTATTGTACATGCTGGATGTAATTAGATAGCACAACTACAAGGGCTCTCATATGGGGGCTCTTTTTTATTGTCTACATAACATTAGAATTTGATTAGAATTTCCAAATATGGCCTCAATTTCCGTAAATATCTAGGAATTTCCTTACATTACATATTGTAAAGAAAGGACAGAAATGCTCTCTAGCATAAATCAGAAACGGTCTAGGTTCCCTGTAAGATGAACTTATAAGGTTGAAACAGAAAAACAAAACATAGATAGGAAGAGAAAAGTTATGAAGAACACAAATAAAGTAGTAGAAGCAGAAATTTGGAGACTTACCCCGTTCAAAGGATATAGTGCATCAACATTAGGTCATATTAGGAATGACAAGACAGTCCGGATTTTAAAGCCCGGCAAAACCAAGCTAGGTTATCAAATTGTCACAATCGGTGGTCATAGCAGGTATGTTCATCAAATAATCATGGACGCGTTTATGAAGATTAGTAAGTCCGAACGGGAAGTGTTGAGCGACATAGACCATCTCAATGCTGATAGGTCTGACAATCGGCTGTCTAATCTCAGACGCTGTACACATGCCGAAAATCTAAGGTCAGCACATAGACTAGCACTAATCAGACATGCCTGTATCGCAATAGACAAGGACGGAACAGTTATCATGCAGGCTTCTTCAATTCGTGAGATGGCCAAAATCCTAGGGGTATCAACCGGCTGTGTACAAGGGCATCTAGCCCACGGTGGACGAACAAAAGACGGAATAACATTTAAACGGACTAGCAAAGCACAAACTAGAAAGGTGGCAGCCTAGTATGGACGGTTTACTAGTATTTATCAGCATACTACTAGCATGGCAGCTATTGGAAAACATTGAAATGTCAGAAAAACTGAATGACGTAAAAAACAACTTAAAGAAAATTGAAAGGAAGCTTAACAAATAATGGATTTAAACGAAATTAACGTAACAGGTAAAGTAATGCAAGTAACTAAGACAGGTAATTCAAACGGCACAAAGATGACCTTAGGTACAATCGGTGTATATCGTGGCAAGAACAAAGAGACTGGCAAACCAGAGTTCGATAATCTGCCATTTGTTGCCTATGGGGCAGTAAGTGATTATATCCAGCAAGATGTCAAGATGATGTTGTCAGGCAAAATTAACGTGTATATTCGGCAGGATGGTTCCAAATACGGTCAGCAAGTTGTGCAAATGCAAGTATTGCAAGCTTACCCAATTGAACAGCCTGAGTTAAACGCCAATCCAAATCTGAATAGAGATATTAGCAACGCTCTAGACACTTTAGACTTTGATAAGTTGACTAATCAACTGAATGGAGCAAGTAAATAATGACAGATGACACTATCAAGCAACTTATACAATGGCGCACATTTCAGACTAATCAACATTTACTTAGCAACGCACTTAAGATACCTGACAATGACGCCCAACAAGAGTTATTAAACGAACTAATTAGTCACCGATTTAAGAAATACACAGCTAGTCAATTGGCAGAGCTAATCAGGCAGCACGATGCCAATATCGGTTGGTCAATCACCTATGGAAGGCTAGATTTAGCCAGCCGGTACTATAAGCAACTTGGTAAGCGGGCACAGATGGAACATGCTGCTGAACTAGAGGACGTATCAACCGGAGTTGTCAAACTAGCCGATGATAATGGAAATACAACCGATATAAGCGAGTTCAAGCTACAACAGGTAGTCGCACAGTTTCCCACTGATAAAACAAGGTTGTTTGTCGACCTAACCCTACGATACGGCAAGCTAGAAACGATGGCAGTGCTTAAGCTTACTAACAAGCAGTATCAACGCCGATTAAGGAATGCAACCAGCTATGCAACCAAACATTCAGATAAATTCAGTCTAGTCACCGACCAAACTAGAAATAGCCAGCTATACAGGCTCAACAGCCTAAATGAGTTGGATGCCATTATCAACGGGACACGAGAGGGCAGTATACAGGATTGGATTGACAGCCATACCAAGCTGGTCAATGAACTGCTTTCAACTAGTGAAGTCCACTACCAAGGTGCAGTATTGAACCACTGGGAAACAGCTAGCAGCAAAGACAAGTATGCGTTCATAAGGGAGTGTATCAATGCCCAGACCAAAGCGCAGGCATGGCTAGACCAATCGAACACAGCTATCAAGGAAGCCGGTGAAGCACAATCAAACTAAAACACTGTAATTGGCAAGGCTGTACAAAGCTAGTCAAACAAGGAACAGACTTCTGCCCAACTCATAAACAAGCTGACCTAGCACGTAAGCAGGCCTATATCAAGCAACGTGATAAAGCTAAGTCAACTGTTAAAGGGAAGCAACTAGCAAACGCACATATGGCTCATTATAATGCAACAACTAGAGACCCAGAAGCTAATGCGTTCTATCATTCAACTAGTTGGCAACACATGCGAGATTACATTTATAGTCGTGACCTAGCAACATGTCAAGTATGTGGCAATGCAGTAATCAATCGGAAGATAGTTGACCATATTCACCCACTCAAAGTTAGCCCTAATGAGAAGCTGAATAAAGACAATTTATGGACGCTGTGTTATCGCTGTCACAACATTAAGACCAATCTAGAAGAATCAATCAAGCAACAATCAAACGGGGATAACAAGCTAGCCCATATCAGCAAAGCCTGGTGGCAGAAGGCGATAAAGGAGAAGATTAAATGAAGAATAAGTATCCACCATTAATCACACGGGCAGACATTGAAGCTATTCATCGAGGCAATCAACTTAACAGGCAAGTATTACAAACTGGTATCAGAGACCTAGTTAAAGACGTGCATAAGGGTAACCAACAATCAGAACAACTAATCAAGGAGGTATCAACTAAGTGGACGAACTAAACAAGAATGAATCAGACAACCTAGCAGTATTAATAGCGCTAATACTCAATCAAGCTAAGTGGCTAGCAAGAGCATTGATTGTCATTGGACTATTGGGATTAGCTAGTCTAGTGCCATTGTTAAACGGACCAGTACTCAACATATTGCTGACGGTGATGATATGGTATGCAGTCGGTACTATGATTGCCATATGTGTCCTAGCATTACTAGCCTATTACTATGTAAACAACTGTGTCAGCCAGCAATTGAAACGGTATATCAAGCAAGCTAAAAAGGAATCAGGTAAGTAGAGTGATGACCACACATAGTGACCACATTGGAGTGTTCTATTCAGGCAAGCATATAAGAAAGCAGGTAAGTAGCATGGAAGTATCACACACACCAGATGGGTATTGGATATTGTCAGGCTGGATTGACCCAGAGTATCAGGATGCACAGACTACAATGAAGCAAGCAAAGGAGCAATTCATTAAGGCCAATCCTGAAATTGATGCTAGCAAAGTGGTTGTTGTTAATGGTGAGTTCAAGCAGACCCTATACCAAGCAGACAAGTATCAAAGCAATGATGGCTTAGTACAAGTCAGTGCCAATGGGAAGACAACATATATCCACACAACATAACACACTAAGAGAGACCATTTAGGCTAATCAACCTAGATGGCCTTTTTATTTGGCCTATTTAAAGGGAACTACCCTATATTGAGGCAACTTTGCTCACCCAATCAGTGAAAGAGATGAAGCTAAAATGGTTGCCATATATTGACCCCAAATAGAACGCCGGTCTGATGGGATTCTCAATTTTAAATTTGTGAAAAATAATTTTGTTATAACTTATTTATTTTACCTAGCCATAAGCAAAAATTTATAATTTGTACTATGCAAAAAGCCCCCCGCCAACGTTCTAGGGGAAGAGCAACCACCATACGGAAGTCGTCCCCTTATGCGTTTAAATTTGAAATTTTTTAGCAGGGGGGTACCTAGGTAGGTAAAAGGAAGGTTGATATACCAGCGTTTATAGCATGTTGCAACCTAAAAGCAAGCATAAATAGGGGGCATATAGGCAACTAACTAAAACTGGTCAATTTAACATAAAGCTTACTAGGTAGGCATTCAGAGGGCATACATAAATATGAATAAAAGGAGGTCAGGCAAACATATGGCAACAAAAGGCAATCAAATTAGTTCCAATCCGCCGAAATATTTAAAGGCGACCGCTAGAAGCATGTGGACTAAATTAATGAACTTGATTGGTGACTCATTGCAGGCATCAGACCAACCTTTGATTGAAAGTTATTGTTTTAATTACCAAATCATGCGGGAATCATATGAAGACATCAAAGAGAACGGTATTCAATATGCCCTATTTAAAGTCATTATGACCCCAACCGGCGAAGTAATAGATGAACACCACTTTGAAGGCTATAAAAGCAATCCAGCGACTAAAACACTCAGTGACGCTACAGCTAAGTTGAACATGCTAGGCCAACAATTAGGATTAAGCCCTCAATCGAGAGCCGAACTAGCAAAGCTACCTAAAGCGTCCGATAAACAAGAGACCATGGCCGACCTCCTAGGGGGTGACAACGTTGACTTCTAGTAAGGCAGACATTAAAGAGTTTGACTTTAATAAAACTAATGTAGAGCCCGACCTAGAATATGCCAAGCTAGATAAGGCAGGCTATTGGGATGACATTAAATCAACCTATAAAGACCCAGCTACTAAATATGCAATCAAAGTCTTGTCAGGGCAACAGATAGCAGGACGTAAAATCAAACTAGCCATGTTCAGACATTTGAATGACCTAAAGAGAAGCCAACTAGATAGCTTCAAATACAAGTATGATTTAAATGCAGTCAGGTCAATCATCAAGTTCTCAAAGCTATGTCCAGATGTTGAGTCAGGCATACCTACACCGTTGCTATTATGGCAGGATGCAATACTAGCCCTCATTAATGGCTGGCGTAGTAAGAAGACCAGTGAGAAGCGCTTTACCTATGTCTACCTATCAATCGGCCGGACTAATGGTAAGACCTACCTAGTCAACATTCTATTAACATACGCCTACTTGATAGAGAACCGAGGCAAGAAAAATTTAGACTTTTGTTATTGCGGCACAAACGACAAAATCTCGAAGAAGGGGATGCGGTATCTGTCTAGCACGTTGGATTATCTAGGACAAAATCTAGCGCCGTTTAAACGCCTAATTGACGAGCAAGACATAGCCGCTAGTGCCGACCTTATTCAGTCATTCAGCAACAAGTCACAGATACTAAGATTAACAGCCGGCTCAGGTAAGTTTGATAGTTTACATGCAACATTGAGTGTACTTGATGAGTACGGTGACCCAGCCTATTCAGATGGCGTCATAAGCCGTATGTCTAGTGGTAATGTGCACCAATTTAACAAGCAGATTATTGCAACTAGTTCAGCCTATGAGAACAGTAACGTGCCTATGTACGCCGACTATAAACGGCTATCTAAGGCTGTATCAGAGGACAATAACAGACAATCAGACGACCAACTATTCCTATGTTGGGAGCAAGATAGTTTAGATGAAACTAGCAAGCCTGAATTGTGGGTTAAGAGTAACCCATTACTAGACCTACCTAGCATGCACGACCGATTGATGGCTGGTCTAAACGCTGAAATGAATAGGCAGGAACAAGCAGGACGATTAACATGGTTTCAAAACCGTAACCTAAACTGCTGGCTTAAAGTGTCTCAATCAAAGTTCCTTGAATTGGACGACATTAACAAGGCTGTATCAGACGTACCATTTAACATTAATGGTAGAGACGTATATGTAGGCCTAGACCTGTCACACCTTGACGATGATAGCTCACTAGCCTTTTTATTCCCTTATTTTGACGGAGACAAGCAAAAGGTGCATATCATACAACATAGTTTTGTACCAACCGCTCATAGTCAAGGCTCAATCGAGATTAAGTCTAAACGAGACGGTATAAATTACCAACTAGCCCATGACAAAGGGTTTGCTAGTATTAGCCACAATGAAGATGGCTTTATAGATGACGATGAAATAGCTGCCTACTTTAATGACTATGTTGAACAGCACAATTTGAACGTTAAGGCCTTTGTGTATGACGCATGGACGGCCAAAGTATTAATTGACATGCTAGAAGCAGCCAATCCAGAGATACCATTTATAAGTTTGGCTCAAAAGGTATCATCACTAGACCAGCCAACTCGATTATTAGAGAAAATGTTTATACGTGGTCTAATAACATTCAACGATGACCCTATTATGACAGCTAGTTTAAGCAACGCTATTGTATGGCCGACTAATGCGGGTATCAAGATAGACAAGTATGCTAAGAGCCAGAAAATAGACTGTGTGGACGCCATTATAGATGCTTTAAGTGAGTCTCAATACTGGTATACCGACCCCAATCGGAACGAGCCAGAGGGAACGTCTAAGCACCCCTTCAAGGGCAAGTCCAACGAGGACGTATCGGACTACTTTATCAATAATTTTGGCTTCTAGCTAGCGTGAAAGGACTATAAAGATGAAATTTAATGACATTTTGAAGCTAGTATGGGCGTTAATGCCCTTTATACTAGTCTGTTTAGGCTTGTTATCCATTGTGATAGCGGCCTTTTTAGTAGCCATAGCATTAGGCTGGCTCATTTTAGGGCTTAGCTTAATTGTAATTGGCTATATCTTAAGTCCTAAACAGGACAAATCTGAATGAAAGGAGGTAATTAAGTGAGTATTTTAAACCCATTTAATCTGACCACACGGACAAAGTACATTCCTAGTCAGTCATATTCACCTAGTTTTGCCAGTATTGGCGGAAAATTAGTCCCACAAGGCTTTATCAATGCTGATAAAGCACTAAAGAACGTGGATATATTCGCCATGATTAATTTAATCAGCTCGGACATTGCTAGTTGTAGCTTTCAAGGGGCTGGAATTTATGAAGACCTGTTAAAACAGCCGTCTAATCTGATTAACGGCTATTCATTTTGGCAGTCTAGCGTTATTCAATTACTGTTAACTGGTAATAGCTACCTGTTAATTCACTCTAATAATGGCGTTGCACAATGGCTGGAGCAGGTACCAACCTCATGTGTGACTATCCAGCTAGCTGACGACAACAGCTCAGTATCGTATGAGATTAACTTTGGCGACAAGCGTGGAACTGTGTTAGCTGATAACAGTGAGATGATACACGTTAAATTAATGCCAACCGGGGAAGTCACTAACGATGACCTGTTTGTTGGAACTAGTCCGTTGCAGAGTTTAACAGATAGTATCGCTGTGACTGACAACGCTAACCGGCTAACCCTAAGCACAATTGCCAATGCAATTAATCCTAGTGCTGTAATCAGTGTGCCTGATGCTCAATTAACAGCCGAAGCAAAGGATGCAATTAGAGACAAGTTTGTGGCTGCTAACAGTGGAAGCAATGCCGGTAAAGTGATGGTCGTTGACCAATCTGCTAGCGTATCAACTATTCAGATTAATAGTGATATAGCTAAGTTCCTTAGCTCAATCGACTGGGGAGCAGATAGGGTAGCTGAGGCGTTTGGTGTCCCATCAAGCTATCTAAACCGTAATGAAGCAGACGCACAAAGCAACAGTCAGCAGATTATGTCGTTTTATGCCAGCTCATTGAACAGATATATCAACCCATTAATCTCTGAGTTGTCATTTAAGCTACACTTGCCAGATTTGAAATTAAACGTTCGAGACAGCACCGATGTAGATGGCTCAGAAACAATAGCCATGATAGCAAAGCTAAACTCAGGCAATAATCCAGTGTTTACACCTAGTCAGGCACAATCAATCTTAATCAGAAAGGGGTTAATCAATCAAGATGACATTACAAGCAACGAAGAACAATCAAATTGACGTGCGTTCATTACCAGCTAGCTTCAAAACTCGTGATGTACAGGATAATGACGGCAATGTGCAACATGTTATCTCAGGTATGGCCGTAGTATTCAACCAACAATCTCAACCGATGCCATTTGTGGAAGTCATTAGTGGCGAAGCCTTTAACGGGGTCGACCTATCAGATGTCAAGCTATTGTACAGTCACGATTTTGGCAATATTCTAGCCCGTACCGATGCAGGCACGCTTCAATTAGACCTCAATTCAAATGGCCTAGACTTTACGGCTACTTTGCCAGACACTCAATTAGGACATGACGTTTATACCGACATTTTAAATGGCAACCTTAAAGGCATGTCCTTTGGGTTCACAATTGAAGACGATTCATGGTCAGTTGAGAATGGTGTTCAAGTGCACACAATTAATCAGATTGGATTAGTGGCTGAGATTAGTATCACTAGTTTACCGGCCTATACCGAGACCTCGTTGATGGTACAGCGAAGCCTTGATAAGATTGCGACCCAGAACAGTGAAAGTAATGAAAGCAATAATAACAATAAAGGAGACAAAACGATGGCAGAAGATAATAAAGACCAAGCTAGCCAAGCACCTGTTGAAGATGTACCAGCTAGTGAAGCTGAAAGCCAAGCTAGTGATATTCAAACTAGTCAAGCACCCGCTAAGGACAGCCAAGCTAGTGAACCAACTAGTGGCGAAGCATTAGTATCACCTGAGCTAGTAGCCCAAGTTTTACAAGCTATTAAATCCATGGCTAAACCAGCTGACCAACCAGCAGGCGAACAAACTAGAGATGATGAAGATGATTCAGGTGACTCAAGTGATGACGATTCTAGCGATGACAGCGAATTAGAACAAGACTCAAATAAAACTAAATTTGAAAAGAGAGATGGAACAATGAAGCAAATTAAACCAAGTGAACAACCAACTAAGGACGAACTAGAAACACGTTCATTCGTAGATTATATGAAGTCTCAAGGTGAAACTAGGGACGGTGTTACTACGGTAGGTAACGAAGCTGTTATCCCTTCCGCAATTTTAAATCTTCAAGAACAACCTAATGACCCTGCTAACTTGGCTCAATATATCAACCGTCAATCAGTAACGGCGCCAAAGGGTGACTTACCAATCCTTCAAAAGAACACTGGTAGGTTAGTATCTAAGGCTGAACTAGCTGATAACCCCTCATTAGAAAACTTTGGGATTAAGTCGGTTGATTATGCAGTTGAAACGCTAGCTGGTGTGTTGCCTGTGTCATACGAAATGCTTTCAGATGGCGCCGTTGATATTCCCGGAATTGTTTCCAATTATGTTAACGAAGCACGTCAATTAACCGAACAAGAAAAGATTGGTGCTGTCTTACAAACGGCTTCTCCTGTAGCAGCAACAACAGCCGATGACTTAAAGGATGCCTTCAACATTGGCCTTTCAAACTACACTAAGATGATTGTAGCTTCCGAATCAGCCTATGCTGACATTGACAAATTGAAAGATGGAAATGGTCGTTATTTATTCCAAGACTCAATTAGTTCAGCCTCAGGCAAATCCTTATTTGGGGCACCTGTTGTAGTTGTTCCTGATACCGTCTTAGGCAAGGCTGGCGAAGCACACTTATTCATTGGTGACCTTAAGAGCTTTGTACTAGAAGCCTACAAGGATGAAGTTACAGTTAAATGGACCGATAACGATATTTGGGGTCAAAAGGCTAGTGTATACCTACGTGCTGACTTTAAACCAGCGGATACTGCCGCCGGAAAATTTGTAACATTTACACCAGCGAGTAGTACCAAATAACACGACTACAACCACAACCACAGAAACAACAACAGTAAAACCAGCCTAGTATAGCTAAACAGTCGCCAACTAAATAAACAATACGCAAGGGCGGCTATGAAGGGGGTTATGTTAATCACAATTGATGAAATGCTAGCTAAGCAAGTGTGTGATGAGTTGCATATTGACCAGACTAACGAGGAACTAGCCACTGTTACAGCCCTGTTAAATGGGTCTCAGGCTATTATAGACGACTCAATCGAGCTAGCCATTTATCCAGCCATTGTTGATAACCCCCTTTATACACGGGCTATCATCACATTGGCTCAGGCACTTTATTATGACCGTAACCTAGCAAACGGCCAGCCTAAAGCAGTCATTCTAATGGTCGACCACCTTAATGCAATCTGCCTCGCTAAGGGGGCTGGATAAATGGCTTTAAATAAACTTACACCGGCTAGCTTTAACCGTAAGCTTCAAATAGGCACAACTAAGACGGTTCAAAATCCTATTAACGGGACTAGTAAGCAGACCTTTGTGGTCACGGCCAGTTTATGGTGTGCACCTTATACACGGGCTATCAATAAGAGCTACCAACTAACAGCCGAGCAACTAGATGAAGTTGTGGTCGTCATACGTCATAACAGCACCGTTAAAGAGGGTATAAAATGTCAGTATCAAGGCAACCTATACAGTGTAGTTAACGACGGTATGGACGATTCAAATGGCTATTTAACTTACGACTACCTGACACTCAAGCTTGTTACTAAGGGGGCTTAGCTATGGCAAAAGATGATATGGCCGACCAACTAGAAAGCTGGCTTAAGGATGTTCACAAGCTAGTCCCCAATGAAGCTGAACAAGAGCGTATAACCGAGGCCGGTGCTAAGAAGTTAGCTGATAACTTGACGGAAGCCACGAGAAAGAAACACTATTCAAGTCATAAAGACGAGAAGTATGGACACATGGCTGACAACATAAGCTATAACAGCAACGATATAGACGGTGAACATGATGGAAGCTCGATTGTAGGCTGGACTAATAAGTACCATGACATGAATGCCATGCGGTTAAACGATGGGACTAAGCACATTAAGGCTGACCACTTTGTTGACCAGAACCTAGCCGACTCACAAGATGATGTCTTTAACGCCATGCTAGATGAATATAAGAAGGGGGACGATGACTAGTGTTATTACCAGTATCACAGGTAGCCAGCCTAGTTAACGCCCTCAATTTAACATGGGTTGATAAAGTTTACCTTAATGAGATACCTAATGAAGACCTAGACAACACTGATAGTACAGTCATGCTATTGCAAGAGACCGATTCAAGTCCGGCCTATCTGGCAAACAGCACGTTTAAAGGCCTAGCCATGGGTGTTGAGATTCAAATCTTCTACAAGGTTGACCTAGCAGATGACTTTAACCCGCTAGAAGCTGAGATAGCTTTGATGAAAAGCCTTAAAGAGGCCGGCTGGTTAATTGTATCTAGTCAGCATCACACAACTGACCAAGATACAGACCAAATAACGAAAACAATTTATGTAACTAAAAATGAAATGATTTAAAGGGAGAGATTTATAAATGTCAAAACACAACATTGTCAAAGCGACTTTTGCTTTACTTGATGACAACGGTGATTTAATCAAGGACGCTACCAAAGGTCTATCTACTGATGGAATCTATGTTGCTGACCATCAAGGTGAAGGTTTCAGTCAAATCAACGTATCGGCTATTGAAGCGGCCGGAACGCCTGGTTGGGGTAACGGACAAATTAAGCGGACAGCTTATGGTAAGTCTATGCCCACGTTGGCCTTAACTGCTTTAGACTTAGACTTCAAGATTAATCAGATGCTAAAGGGGTTCACGCAAAACGCTAATACCGGTGCATGGGTAAGACAATTGCCTAAGCCACACGTTGCCATGATTGCTGAATCACAGTCATTAGATGGAAATATTTCAATCTACGAATGCTTCAACAACATTGAATTTGTCGAAGAAGCATCTAACAACTCAACTGATACCAACAGTGAAGCTGCTTACTCAACAGCTTTGAACGGTACCGTCTTAGCACCATTAAAGCCAGACATTTTCTTAGCTGCTAATGGCGTACAACAACCATATATGATTGCCAAATCAAATGATGACAAGTTTGATTTGGACAAGCTTTATGCCGAAGTATTTGGTGGCTACACTAAGTCAACCAGCGGTACAACCACTACAACAACTGTTAAACCGTAATAGCAACAATTAAAAGGCTTCCCTCAACTGGGTGGCCTTTTTAATACATACAAATTTAAATAAAGGGGTACAAATAATTATGAAAATCAACGCTAAAAACTACTTTAAAATCAACAAGACAGCAGATGTAACGCCAACTAACAACATTATTAGACTAGCTACTAAGGTTCAAATTGGCATGTTGGAATCACAAGATACTGAGAAGGAAATTACTGAATTAGATGCGATGAAAAACGGTCTGGAATTACAGGACGATATGGCCGATTTTGTGCAACGGGTCATGGGATACACTGACAAGCAGATGGAAACCATTAACGACACCATCTCAATTGAGCGGTTTGGCAAAGGCGTTGGTTACCTAATCATGCGGTTAAATGGTATCTCAGACGATGACATTAAGCTGTCAGAACAAAAGCAACGTAAAGCTATTGAAGATGCTAAGTCGTCAAAATAAGCCGGCACAAGCGTAACGTTGAAATCAAACGAGAAGTCTTAAAGTTGAAAAACCAACAGGAAGACTTCAACCTGCTAGCGCAACAATTACTAACCGAGGGGTTATCACCGAAAGACTTCGATGATAGCTCCTTTTTTAGTATGATGGCAACTTTGAATGCTCGTAAGAAGGAAGACCGTGCTGAGTTAGTTGACCCACTAGAGGCTATCAACCAGACATACGGTCTATAAGCGCTTGTGCCTAGACAGATTAAATAAAGGAGGTAAACTAGATGGCTAAAAAAGTAGTCGGACGTGAGATGACCAGTAAGGTTGGCCTAGACAGTGCTGAGGCCGTTAAATCACTCAAGCAATTAACTGCTGAGGTTAAAACTAACACTAGTGGGTGGAAAGCCCAGGAGACTGCACTTAAATCAGCAGGAAAATACCAAGAAGCCACTGTAGCTAGGGTAGACGGGTTAGCTAAGTCAATGGAGATGCAGAAGTCTAAAATTGATGAGTTAAAGAAGCGTCAATCTGGTCTAAATAAAGATACTAAAGATGGTGCACTTGAATATACTAAGCTGACTGATGAAATTAACAAGGCTAATCGGTCATATGACAGTATGGGTGGTCAGCTAGACCGGGCTAAAAATAGACTACAATATTACAATTCAGGTTTAGCCGACCTACAAAAGGGCTATAAACAAAGCACAGCATTGTCTAAGTCCTACGTTGAACGTTTAGAAGCTGAGGGTAAGTCAGCCGAAGCTAACAAGGCTAAATTAGGTGGTTTAAAACAGGCCTATTCTAACATGGAGGCTCAATACAAGACCCAATCAGATGAGCTAGACAGAATTAGAAAAGCTAGTGGTGACACTAGTGACGCCTATAAACGCCAGCAAGTACGTGTTAATGAGACCGCAACAGCCATGGCTAAAGCTAAGACCAGTCAAAATGAACTACTTAAGGCGATGGAAAAAGAGCCACATGCGTTCATGCACGGTGTTCGGTCTAAGCTAGATTCAATTGATGATAAAGCTAAGAAGACATCTCACTTATTCGGTACCATATTAGGTGCCCATCTAGTTGCTAATGGGGTTACTAACGCTTTATCAAGTATAACGGCATCTTTTGGCGAACTTACTAGTGCTGTAACAGAATATGATAACAAGCAACGTACAATGACGGCCACATGGACTACTTTAACTGGTTCAAACGGAAAAGGTAAACAAATGGTCGGCATTGGTAATGAGTTAGCCTCAGCTTTCAACCAGAACATTAATGTGGTTGATGAACTTAACCAGTCATTTTACCATGTGTTTGATAATGCACCAAGGACTAAAGAATTAACTAAGTCCATCTTAACGTTGGGTGATACGCTTAACCTAAGTGATGAGAATGTTACTAGATTAGGCACCAACTTCACTCATATGCTATCAAGTGGCAAGATGCAACTTGGTGACTTTAACATGATTAACGACCAATTGCCGATGTACGCTGGTAAAATGCTAGAGTTTGAACGCAAGCAGCAGCATAATAGTAAGCTAACCATGTCAACACTACGTGACCAGATGAGTGCCGGCAAGATTAGTGCTAAAGACGCTGAGGAAGTCATGAACTCTCTTGGTGGCAAGTATGCCAAAGCCTCAGAAAACTTGATGAAGACCATACCCGGTATGGAACGGTCAATCAAGACTCAAATGCCGGCTTTATTAGATGCCGTTTACAAGCCAATTGCCAATATGAAGTCTCCATTAATGGGCCAGTTCACCAAGTGGATTGGCGATAAAAATACTAAATCTGAGTTTAAAGATGTTGGCAATGCACTAGCCTTGCAGATTAATGACATAACTAAAGCGTTTGCTGGTAAAAAGTTTAATGTTGGTGATAGCCTCAATAAAATGTTGGCTAACCTAGCTAAAGGCATTGATAAAGTTGGCGCTAATATTGTTGCTCATAAAAAAGAAATAAAGTCATTCTTTGGCTCAATGAAGACTGCTTCCAAGACATCTTTCAACGTATTTGTACAATCACTTAAGGACATTGAACCAATATTGAAGATTGTTGGTGGATTCGCTGAGAAACACCCTAAAGTATTCGCTGGTTTAGCTTCTAGTGCGTATGTTGCAAGTAAGGGTATATCTGCATTAAAGCTAGCCTTTAGTGGTTTAGACTTGGCGAAAGGCCTAGGTGGTAAGCTTAGCCGAATTGTGTTCAAACCAAAGGTTGATGGAGCTGAGGGTAAACGAGAGCTAACCAAGTTTGCAAGTTTTGTCAAGCGTTCAGGGGCTGGAATGGGTCGCTGGTTAAAGATGGCTGCTAGTGTAACCACCACTAAGGCCAAAGGTGTGCTTAGCAGTATGTGGACACACACTAAATCAGTCGGTGGCAAGATTGGTAAGGGCTTGAAGTGGACGGCTAAGATTGCTTATAAGGGTGCTTCTAAGGCATTCAGTGTGCTAGGTGCTGGTATTAAAATACTAGGTAAATCGTTCCTATCATTAGGCAGACTGTTGCTAGCTAACCCAATCGGCCTAGTTTTAACTGCTGTTGTCGCCTTAGGTGTCGCATTCTACGAGGCTTACAAGCACATTAAGCCATTCCGTGAATGGGTTAACAAGACATTTAAATCAGTGGTTAACTTTGGCAAGGGTATCGCTAAATGGGGCTCAAATGTCGGCAAGTCAGTAGGCAAAGCCCTAGGCAATATGGGTAAGAAATGGAATGGCTTTAAAAAGAGTTTCAAGAAGAGCTGGAACAAACACTGGTCAGACGCTGGTAAGAGCTTAAAGGGTGCCTGGAATGGCTCGGTTAAGCATACTAGAGAGTTCTTCAGTAGTGTTGGTAAGAAGTGGAACGGTTGGAAGTCTAGTTTTAAGAAGAGTTGGTCAAAGCATTGGTCAGCCACGGGTAAATCGCTCAAGAATAACTGGGACGGTTCGTTGAAACACACTAGAGAGTTCTTTGGCAGTGTTGGTAAGAAGTGGAACGGTTGGAAATCGAGCTTTAAGAAGAGCTGGTCAAAGCACTGGAACAGTACAAAATCTGGCTTACACAATGCATGGAACGGCTCATATAAGCATACTAAGAATTTTTTTGGTAGCATGGGCTCCAAATGGGTTGGCTGGAAGAAGAGCTGGTCGCATAGTTGGAATAGCCATTGGAACAAGATGCGGTCTAACTTGCATAGTTACTGGAATAAAGACTTGAGCCATACTAGAGTGTTTGGTAAGTCCATGGGTGGCTGGCTGTCAACCTTTAAAGGTAATTTTAAGGGTGGCTGGTCTAGTTTAGGCACCGGCGTTCGTAACATATTTAAAGGCCTATGGAAAGACCTAAAGAAGTTTGCTAGAGATGGCATGAACGATGTTATCGACCTTATCAATGGTGGTATCAATGCGGTTGATAGTGTTATCCATACCTTTGGTGGCAAGAAGAAGACTATTGCTGACTTGCATCATGTACACTTTGCCGAAGGTACTGGTATGTTTAGTGGGTCACGGAATCCAATTACCAAGCCTACTATGGCAATGCTAAATGATGGTAATGATAGCCCTCAAACTGGCAACAAAGAAATGGTCATGCTCCCCAATGGTGACTCAGGCATTGTTCAAGGACATAATACTAAGATGATGTTACCAGCTGGCACTGAGGTATTGAGCGCTAGTGAGACAGCCATGCTAATGGCAATGCAAGGCGTGACTAAGTATGCTAAAGGTACTGGATTCTTTGGTGACATTTTAAGTAGTGTCACTAGTGGAATTTCAGGTGTGACTAGTTGGGTTGGTAAAAAGGTTAAGGGACTAGAGAAGTTCTTTAAGACCGCTGAAAATATTATTGCACACCCAATTAAGTCACTCGAAAACCTGTTTAGCTGGTCTTCTAAGGGCATCTCAGGTGTCATGAGTAACATTGGTCATGACCTATTCAATGGCGTTGAGAAGCAAGCTAAGACATGGTGGTCAACCCTATGGAACGGTGTCAGCAATAGTCTAGATGGTGGCACTGGTTCAAGTTCTAGCCTAGTCAAAGCCATGGAAAAGTATGGTGCCGTTAACAAGTATGTCTGGGGTGCTGCTGGACCTAGTGCGTTTGACTGTTCCGGCCTAGTTGAGTACACGCTAAAGAAGATGGGCATTAGTTTTCCACGGACGTCAGGTGAACAATATAAGGCATCTAAGCATGTTAGCAATCCTAAGCCAGGCGATTTAACTTTCTTTGGCCCCGGTGGAAGTGAGCACGTTGGTGTTTATATCGGTAATGGGAAGATGTATTCTGCTGAGAATGAGCATGATGGTATGGGTATCAGTAAAGTTCATGGCGGTGGCTATGGAACCTTCGCTGGTTATGGACGCGTACCCGGATTGTCTGACAACGCTAGCTCAGATAAGTCATCTAAGTCTAGTGGCCTGTTAGGCACCATTAAGAAGCAAGTAGGTAGTGGTTTCTGGAAGTTTATCAGTAAGTTGGCTGACATGTTTGGTGATAATGGTGATTCCGTTGAGGGTGGCGCTATCACTCATAGCATGATTGACCGAGCCCTAGAGATGACCAAAGTACCAAGAAGGTATTGGTCTAAGATGCAGTCAGCCATTATCAAAACTGCTGATAGCGAAACTGGTAACCGCAATATCATGCAAACTATCTCAGATGTCAACTCTGCTAATGGTAACCCAGCCGGTGGTCCATTGCAGTTCACCAAGACAACCTTTGATGCGTTTGCCTTCCCGGGACATCACAATTTCAGGTCTAGTTTTGACCAAGTGTTGGCATTCTTGAACAACAGTGATTACTTGCATGCGACTGGTAATACCTCTATTTGGGGTCATGCTAAGTACGACTGGTTGCATAGTGGCCCACAAGGTCATAAGCGGTTTGAAAATGGTGGCATTATCAACACTAACCAGTTGATTGAGGTCGCTGAACACAACAAACCTGAAATGGTGGTTCCATTGACTAATAAGAGTCGGGCTAACCAGTTAATTGCACAGGCTAACCAAGTGGTAAATGGCAACAATGGTAGTCAGGTTGCGACCCAATCAAGTGAAAGTAATGAGAAGCTTGATAAACTAATCAGCTTAATGTCAGCCATCTTAGGCAACATGGGTAATGTACAAGCAGTCATTGCTAAATCTGACGTGGTTAATGCCGTTAAATCGGATAATAAGACAGCTTCACAATACTCACAAATGATGGGGTACTAATATCCCAGTCAATCAAAGGGTCGTCCTTAATTGGGCGCCCTTTTTACATAGCTAAACTTAAAAGGAGGTTAAATCGTGACCTTACAACGAGATGATTTTAAATATGCCGGCTTAAATAGTCGGGACGATTTACAGGTTGAAATGGGAAACGTGGTATTGCCTAGTGCACCGGCCATGGCTGAACAAGTGACTGACATACCGGCCATGTATGGTAACCAATTTAACGGCACTGACTTTACTAGTCGGACAATTAGCATTCCAGTGTCAATCTACTGTGCTGATAATCAAGACAGATTTAATCAGATTATGCACAATTTAAGTGGTCTGCTACTAAGTGATGACCCCAGTGATAATAACAAGGAGTACCCACTAGTATTTGGATTTGAGCCTAATGTGACATATTGGGGGCATATTACCGCAATTAGTGACCCAGCCCCGATTAACCCGGGTATGTATGACATGACTTTAACAATTACCTTTGTGCAATCCGACCCACGGGCAACCTTACCACAGGTTGAAACACCCTTAAAAAACGGCTTAAATACAATCACTGTTGATGGTACCGCTAGAACAGAGCCAGTTATTCAGGTCGTGCCTAAGCGGGATTTAAAGCACATTGGTTTCACCTTAAATGGTGGCGAATATGGACTAGGACCAGATAGTGATGAAGACCAAGCAGTGGCGGTACAGCCTTATACGCAAGTTGTGAACAGTGACGTATTAAATACCATGGCTGAGTGGACTAATGATACCAATGCCATTGCTCAGATGAAGACCGCCGGCAAGTACGTTTATCAAGGTGAAGCTGATAGCAACCGAGATACCCAAGTATTAATGGTCAAGCTAGCCAATGGCGTTAAACAGTATGGTAGTCATCAACCAGACTGGTATGGCCCCGGTGTTCGTTTTACTGGCATGACTAACAGCCTGACTAACTATCGAGTTAAGACTAGAATCCACCATATCAAGCATTCAGGTACCCATAATGGACGTGCAATGGGGCGGGTAGAAGTCCTGTTGTTAGACCCTAATGGGGCAACAATTGGCCGTTTTGGTCTAGCTGATACTAATTCCGGCGGTACACCAACGTGTTACTTACAAATCACTAAGCCGGGTGGTGCTTTTGCTGGCGGTGATGGTAAACATAAGACACTATTTATGGGTAAAGGTCCATCTGGTAGTTCTAGCAATGGTCGTGACCAGAAAATCAAGATTAAGACGGGCACCACGACTAAGACAGTGGTTAAACGGTCACGCAACAGGCATGGAAAAGTAACCACTAGGACGATTAAGCGCAGAGTTAACAAGTATACAACTGTGGTCAATAAAGAAGAGAAGTCGGCGCTAAGCACTAGTTGGCTAGAACTCGACTTAATCAAAAATGGCAAGGTGTTTAGTTGGTCAATCACGCAATACTACACCAGCGGCAGGCATAATGGTCAACCATGTAAAGACCCTAAACGATTCCTGATTGTTCACGGCACGTTTGTTGATAGGAATTCAAATTACCAGTCAGCCTTAGGTGGAATCGGTGGAGTGTTCTTCAAGCATTCAATTACCGAAGATGACCAAAAGGTGGGCTATGAAAACCCTTATTTATCAATTACTCACCTAGACATTTACCAAGTTAATGATGTGGCTCAGGACGCACCTAAGTACATTGCTAATGCTGGTCAAGAGATTGTTCTAAATTGTGAGACTGATAGCACCACAGTGAGCGGTAAGCTAGCTAGTCCAATCTGGTCAACGGACTATCCTAAATTAAGCCCGGGGGTTAATAACCTAACTATGATTGGTGACTTAGATGACGCACAAATAACACTTAAATATCTACCCAGATTACTATAGCAACACTTTAAAGGCTTCCCAATTAAGGGTGGCCTTTTTACATAACTAAAACAAGGAGGTTAACAGATGGCTTTAAATAACCAGTATTTAATCCTAGATTCGAATTTAAAGCGGATTGGTACCCTGACCGTTGATGGTGCCACTAAGTTCTCTAACGACAGCGTCAAGATTCAACTAGCCGACTCAGACACAACTAGCACTAGCTATGATGATGACGTTAATGTGGGTACTAATGACGCTTTAAATGGAACAATCAATCTAAATGCCCAGTCTAAGAAGTTCGACCATCAAGGTTCATTAGACGTGCTTCAAGGACAACCAGACAGTGACAAAGTCGTGGCTGGTAACAACTTAGCCTATTATGACGGACTATCAGGTCATTGGTATGTCATGTACATCTATTCAGCTGATGACGCTTCTAGTGCCGCTGTTAAACATGTCACAACGGCTAACTTCACCAATTTATGCTTGTACAGTTTAGCTCATCATTATCCTATTGCTACTACAGCTAGTGCCAGCACGATTCAGACAGCCTTTAATGAGTGTTTTAATGCCACTGGCTGGACGCTAGACTATCAGACCACTAATGTGATGACCCCAACGATTGCCATTGACGGCAAGACGAAAGCTAGTACATTGTTACAGACGCTAATACAGACTTATAACGTTGAGATTGACCCCTATGTTGAGATTGATAGCCAAGGGAACATCACGAAAAAGGTGTGTGTCATTACCGACAATCTCAATGCTGACGTGGTCTATAACGAGGCTGTATTCGGTAAGAACATGACTAGTATTAAGCGGACAACGGTATCAACACCTGTGACTAAGCTAATCCCATATGGGGCTAACGGTAGCACGATTGCAGTGGTCAATGATGGCAAGCCATATATCGTTGATGATGAGGCCAACCAGAAATATAACCCTGATTGGCAAGCTGGCCTGTACTATGAAGCTGTTGTTACTGCTAATCAGATTAGTAACTCAGCCGGTTTAAAGTCATGGGCTAAAGACATGCTTAAGCTGTACAACCACCCTAGAACGTATTATGAGGTGAATGTAACACCTAACTTTAATCCACCATTAGGCGCCACAATTAGGTTTAAAGATGAGTTAATTGAGCCCGTATTAGACGCTAGTGGTCGTGTTATTCAACGGACAATCAGCTTTGCTAACCCTTATGGCAACACGGTTGGCTTTGGCGAGTATACCACTGTTCAAGTAGCAACTCCGGCATGGATGGAACAGTACCAGAACGCACTAAGTAAGGCGGTTGACGCTGCTAAGAAGGACGCTAGTTCGATTAAACCGGTTGCTTTAACGCCTGACGGTAACAACTTCACTGATACCACCCAGACTAAGCGCTTAATCTTACAGGCTTGGGAAGGTAGCACCAATATTTCATCATACATTGACAGCAAGGGCTTTATCTGGCGCCGTTATAATACCGATGGCACGGTTGACACTAGCTATAAACAAACAGGCTACTTAATCAATGCGGACAGTGATGATGTTGGTACCTTGCACGGGACAATTGAATCTGACTATATCCAAGATGACCCGGAAATTAAGCTAGACGCCACTGGGATTAGCTATTTAGGCGTCTATGGCCCTGATGATAATGGAGCTCATTCAGCTACTCAATACATGGCACGGTTAAGTAATGGGCAATATCTAACCAGTCGTGCTCGTGATGACGGTGGCTCTGGTGATACCATGTTTGCTTTACAGAATAGCAAGTTTGCCGTGCAGTCGGTGATGTTGCAAGTCCATGGGCAACATGGTGGGACATTTGGCGTACAGGAAGTTAATAACACGGTCTATATCTGGAACATTGTGAGCTTGAAGAATGACCATAACTACATTCTCGTACGGTTCCCATATGTAGCTGGAGTTACCTTACAGCCTACCGATAAACGAGTACAACAGATTATGCCCCTTAAAGGGTACGGCCGTATTAACTATGACCGTCAACATGATATGGTCTCAATTGGCTACTCCGATGGTAGCACTGACATTCTCAAAGCTAGTGACCTGTTAGCAGGTAATTACAACGTGCTATACAACTTTAATATCACTGATTATGGGATTGATTTTAATAAGAACACTTATCAATCAGAATGTTTAGACTTCCCTTACTTTTACGTTGCGGCCGGTGGTGGTCAAGAAACAAATGAGGACCCACATAAGGTATGGGCTTTAAATGTCGTGCATAAAGGTACTGAGTTTGAGGTTTATCTGGATAATGACCTAGATTTTCCTAATTTGACTGATGAAAACCGTGAAGTTGAAACTTGCAATGTCTTTTATCAAAATGGTCAGCCTTATATGCTGTTCACGTTTAACACTAACGCCCTTTTAATTAATCCGGCTTCGATGGAACGTGAAAAGGTGTATACCGTTCCAATGATAAAACGGTCAGCAGCTAGTGTGATTGATAAGGGGACGATAAATGACAATGTTAATACAGATGATTAAAGAAAGGGGGATTATAAATGGCTGAATCTAATGCAACTCAAGTCATTCTAACAGATGATGGTATCAAAATTATCAAAGCTCAAAGCACAGCTGACAGTGCTGCTGGTGGGGTTGCCAATTTAAATGACCCAAATTTGATGAGTGTGATTGAGAAACAAAACAATATTGGACAGTTCGCTGGTTTAACATCTCAATATAACGTTATCATACAGAACGCTAAAGATGATGGGATTGATACAACTGCTGCAGTCGTGGCATACAACAACTTAAGCCAGTTCATGGCTGACATTCTAGCAGACCCTGACCATGCTAGTGATGTTGACCGTGTAACGTATAAGAAATATCAAGACGCTTATAATGGAGAATTGGCAAAACTTCAAAACGCTTTGCAAAACAACACAAACAATAAATTTACCAGTGCTGCTAATGCTACAAGTCAAGCAGTTTCAACAGCTAATGCCGCTAAATCAGCTGCAGATAGCACCTATGATTATGCTAACAGTGAAATAGCAGTCCAGTCTAATGCTACTGCTAAAGCTCAAAGTGCAGCTGATAACGCATTTAGCCAAGCACAAGCAACTAGTAGCCAAGCTAGTTCCGAGATTGCCGTACAGTCTAATGCTACCGCTAAAGCTCAAAGTACAGCTGATAGCGCATTTAGCCAAGCGACTACAGCACTAGACACTGGTCAAGCAGTTAGTCAAGCAGTGACAGCCTTAAAAGATGGTTCCACGCTAACAATTGCTGAGCTGGGAAATGGACTAGCTGCCAAAGTTTCTAACTCAGAATATGCTAGCTACAAAGTTCAGACAGCTAGTCAGATAGGGCAGATGGTTACTAACGGTGCTTTCTCCGCATACCAACAAACTACTGCAGACTTAATTTCTAGCAAGGTGGCTACTAAGGATTTCACAGCTTACCAAGCTACAACTGCTGATGCAATATCTAGCAAGGTTGCGTCTAGTGATTTTAATACCTACAAAACACAGACCGCTAACTTGATTGATGACAAGGTTTCTAGTTCAGAGTATGCGTCTGATAAGACACAGACAGCCAGTCAAATAGCACAGATGGTAAGTAATAGTGCTTTTTCAACCTATCAAACACAGACAGCTAGTCAGATTGCTAGTAAGGTTGACAATGGTGATTTCTCAACTTATAAGACACAAACAGCTAACTTGATTTCTAGCAAGGTGGCTAATAGTTACTTCTCGGCTTACCAAGCTACAACCGCCACTGCAATTTCTAGTAAAGTTGCGTCTAGTGATTTTAACACGTACAAACAGCAGACTTCTGATGCAATTATTAGCAAGGTATCTAAAAAAGACGCCAACAATGTCAACTTAATACCATATTCAGCTATGCCAAAAGCGAATAATTTACGGTGGTTCGAGACCGGAGGAGGCGGAACACTAAGTGTAACAACACATTCTTTCTATCACAATAGTGCCGACCCCCTGTATGTGTTGAGTACAGCTCGCTCTAATGAAGTCTTTGCTATAAGCCCACGTTTTAAAATTAATGCGAACACAACTTACACGTTCCAACTAAAAGGATTTGCTAGTTCTAACGTAAGTAGTATGGACGTCTTTGTTTTGGGCCGAAAAAATGGAGAAACCCAAGACTACACAGTTGTTAATCAGATAATTGCAGGCGCAAAGCTTTCAAATTCAGGATTAGATTATCGGACGGTTACCTTTACAACAGGGGCGATTGATGAAGCTTACATTCGTGTTGATAATAATGGTTCGGCCGATGGTAAAACGTCAACACTACTTTTTACTGAATTAAAATTAGAACCCGGTGATACCGCAACACCCTATGTGTACGGTGCCGAAGACACTATGATTGCACAGACGGCAGATGACATTCTATTGAGAGTAACCAAAGATGACCTAATTGACCAAATTAATATCCAAGCTGGCAATACCTTAATTTCATCTAGTGGTCAGTTAACATTGTCTGGTAAAAATATCTATTTTGATACGAATAACCCTGTAATGATTCCTAGTGCTAATATCGACACAGTCCTTGTTGGTAAGAAACTAACAGCGGCTGATATTTCGGCTAATACCTTTACAACTAATAATGGGACTTTCACAGTAGACAAAAATGGTGCGATAACGGCTAAGAATATGACGATTATTGGTGGCACATTAACCTCACCAACAATCAATGCTAGTACGATTAACGGTTCAACTATTAACGGGACTACTTTTAATGCTGGTACACAACTAAACAGCTATGGTAATACTAGCTATCCGCTGACAATATCATCAGATGGTTCCGTAGAAAGCACTATTTCTCAGACCAACAGTGGAATCACTGACATTCTTAGAACACGTCTTAGAAATGGACAATTAAATACAAACTTTAGACGCATGAGCCCATATGAGACCGGAAAGTATTTAGCTGCAGATACTACTTTAGGCATTGGACAACTATCATTGTATGAAGGATATTCAACCTCAGCAGATGCAAACTTTAGCGTTGATAGCCTAAAAGCAACTGGTTACACTATTTTAGACGCTGGCACAGGATTAAGCCTACATGGCTCAACTCAAGGCATTAACTTTGGAGGAGCTGACTTAGCTCAAACTACCGGTATCACGATGAATAGCTATGGTAACATCATTGGCTATTCCAACTCGACTTGGTGGCGGATTGTTTCTAACTCAGGTTCAAACGTAGCTAACTTTGGGATTGATAGGGGTGGTTCAAACGTCATTCAGTTTAACCGTGAGCTAGATATTGGTAACTTCCAAATTAACACCGGCCATACGTTTACTAGTGCTGATGGCGGTGCCATTCACTTTGCCAAAGGTAGAGGAGGCGCCAACGACATCTATGCTGGTGACGTTCACTATAATAGCTTAGTTAAATCGTCACTATTAAGCGTTAAGAAAGACGTCAAAAAGGCTGATACAGCTTATTGGGCACAACTAGTTAACTCAATCGACCTAGCAACATACCAATATAAAACTGACGATAATACCAGTCATATTAGGTTGTCTTCAATCGTTGATGATGTGCATGACACTAAGCAGTGGCAATTGCCAGACGTGTTTATCAGTCGGGATGAAGACGGCAAGCTATGTGGGGTAGATGACAGTGTGCTATTGAACGCCACCTTAGCAACGGTACAGGAACAGCAAAAAGAAATCGATAAATTAAACGGGCATTTATTAGAATTGGAGGCCAAATTAAATGGATAGCATCTTGATTACAAACTATAAACCGGATTACACAAACAACATTATGACAATTAGCATTCAGATTAATACACTGGGTATCAACTCACAGGTAAGCATTACCATGGATGACTTTAACACTGCCATTGCTGGCGGTGCCGGTGGAGCAGATAGGGTTAAATTAAAGGTGTTGAACACACTGATTGACAGTCTGACCGCTTTAAAACCAGTTACCACGACTACGACAACGACCACAAAGGAGGCTTAAATTATGAATATTGATGCACAGGCTTTGATTAACAAGCTGACGAGTAACTATGCCCAAGAGATTGCTATTAAAGACCAGCAATTAGCGATGGCTCAAGTTCAAATTGACCAGCTTAATGCCAAGTTGGCTGAAAAGGAGGCACCTAAAGATGGCGAAAACGCTTAGTTTTACTGATACTTCACCACAGACGGTTAAAATTGGTGATACGACTACCAGTTTCACGTTAATTTGTGGCAATGATAATATGGCTACTGATTTAACTAATGCCACTTCAATTACTGTTAAATTGGGCAATGCTAGTGGCTATCTTAAATCGGCCACAGTTGACCCAGCTAAGTTAACAGACCCAACGACTGGACAGATTGTGCTAGCTTTGACAGCTGATTTAATGACTGGTTTGACAGCAGGTAATTATCAGTTGGAAGTATGGGTGGTTGATAGTACAGGGACATCAATTTACCCTAGTGAGTCAACGTTACAGTTCCAAGTTAATAGTAGTCTTGAATAGGAGGTAGACAATTGAATAAGCACAAGTTAAAGGCACTCATCTTAATGGTGGGCGCCATTTTTATGGCCTTTTTAATGGTCAATGTTACCAGTCAGGCTTCAACTAGTCGTGAACAGGGGGTCGACTGGTCTAAGTATAACGGCAATAGTGGGACATTCGGCTATAGTTCCGATAAGTTTGTGTTCTCACAGGCAGGTGGTTTCTATGGTGGGACTAATATCCCTCAGACCACGTATAACAGCCAAGTTAAATCAGCTCAACAGGCTGGTAAACGCGTACACACGTATTTGTGGGACGGTGTCGGTGGCAATATGACCAATGCTAAGGCTATGATGGCCTATTACTTGCCACGAGTTAGGACGCCCAAGGGTTCAATTGTAGCACTAGACTATGAGGATGGGGCTTCTAATAGTGTGACAGCTAACACTAATGTCATTCTAGCTCAAATGGCCCTCATTAAGGACGCTGGCTATACACCTATGTTGTATTCCGGCAAGGCCTACCTCAATGCTAATGTTAATACTAGCGCCATTGTTAAAGCCTATGGTAATTGCCTATGGCTAGCTGAGTATCCAGACTACTTGGTTAGAACTAGCCCTGATTATAACTGGTTTCCATCAATGGACGGTGTGGCTATCTTCCAATTCACTAGCATGTATAAAGCAGGTGGATTAGACGGCAATGTTGACCTAACGGGAATTACTAAATCAGGCTACACGACTGCTAGCAAGAAACAAGCTCAAGCCAATGTTAAGAAGGCTCAGGCCACCTTTAAGGTTGTCAAATACAACCAACGTGGGGTGTTCTATCCTAACCGGACACTAGCTGTTCGCTACACGGATAGCGACAAAGTTAGTCAAGTGGCTACCTATTACAGGGGTGAGAGTGTGACTTACAATGCTGTCATTATCGAACATGACTATGTATGGGCACGTTATACCCGTTCAAATGGCCTATACGGCTTTATCAAACTAGGTGTAACCAATGGGCAAGCCTACGGAAAGCGGGTGACCTACTAATGGCGCAAGGTGATATTGATGACACAACTAAGATGCTAATGGACATTCAAAAGGATGTGGCCGCTACCAAAGCTAAAGTAGAGAACATTGAAGATAAGCTTAATCAAGTTGATGACATTGATAGCAAGGCTGATAAGGCCCTAGCTAAATCAATCGAGGTTGAACATGAGATAGGACGGGTTACCCAGATACAGAATTGGGTTATCGGTGTCCTAGTTTCAGGCGTACTTATCACGTTGCTGGTATACGTTGCTGAAAAGTTTTTATAGGAGGATATTATGAAGAAAATTAGTTTAAAGAATGCTGATGGCTCACTAAATGGTAAGCTGATTGCCGGTTTAATTTCACTGTTAATCGTGCTAATTCAGCAAGTGTTGGCTGTATTTGGTGTTAAGTTTACCGGTGACTGGACTAGCATTGTAGCCGTTGTTAACACGGTGCTGACAATTTTAGGACTATTAGGTGTAATTACAGACGTCCAAACTGTAAACGTCTCGCAGGACACGACAGGCACCTTAGAACACGTTACAAACGATGTGGACTCCGCTAGCCAAGCTGATAAAGCACCAACTAGTGCGAGCGTCTCTAATGTGACCTCAACTAGCGCTGAGATTAAAATAGATGACAAAGCTGAATAAAGTAAAAAGGTCTATCCTCAATTGGGTAGGCCTTTTTATTTTGCAATTAAGCAAATGAAAGTAGTGTGTTGTGCCAACATCACAAGCATAGTATAGCATTATTAAAGCTAGTTGCAACCACTAAAAAAGTGGGCACCCGGGTAAGTGCTCACTAAGAAGGCATTACTTTAAAGTGGAAACATCATAAGTCCTTAATAAGTAGGACAACTTCATTCTAGCTCATTCTCATTAAATTGCAATAAAAAGTTGTCACTTGTCAATACTTAACAAAATACTACTCTTTTCATTATTAACCTGAATGTCCATTTTAATTTTAAACGACAGTTCAACACCCGAATTCAAATTTATATTCGTTTTTTGAATTTCAGATGTAGGAAGTCTAAAAATACAAAATGCTGTTTCTGCATCTTCTGATAAAATTTGCCCCAACGTATCACTGTATGGGACAACCTTTACTTCACGGCCTTCTAAATAGAATTTTTTATTTGAATTATATTCAAGTTGATGATTTTTCATTAATTCTTTCTCTGCACCAAGAGTTAATGCCAACGGTGTAGAAGTTGATATAAAATGTTTTGGGTCAATCTTATGAGGCTCACCAGCTAATTTAAAAATAGTATGAACACAATGAATAAAAACTTCCTTTTGAATTTCATCAATTATATCATTAACAATGCTATCTTTAGTAGCTTTACCAAGAGAATTATTGTATTCACAGTAAGGTAAACCAACACTAAACTTTTCATCTTTCAGATGAAATTCTTTATAAGAAAATTTATCAGTCTCTAATCGGTCTTGAAAACCAGCATGACCAACAAATCCATTATCATCTAAAGCAACTGGGAAACTTCCATCTAGTTTATTCACCTTTTGTGTAGTTAAATACTCTTCAGACATAAAATCAAATTCACCACTTGAAGGCCACAGACTATCTGTCTCCTCCTGAGTAAGGTCAAAAGTAGTACCAGAATCAGTACGAGAATCAGCTAAACACAGTAACTTTTCTTTAAGACTATTACTAATTATACTCATTTATAATTCCCCCTTAATTAAATGAAGTATACACCTAATAATTTAGTAAAGTTACCATAAATGCACACTATTCTAACACACAGAAAAGACAACTAATTACGGTTGTCTCACTTTCAATACTCTGATTAATCCCATTAAAATTGGCACCACCTGTAAGTCAATAAATAGTTACCACAGAATCTCCCACAAAAGGAATAATGTGATAATCTAAGTGCTTTTTTAATTGCATATATATCAATGTTTGTGGCTTGCTAGGATGACATGAAACTCCCAACGATAGAATGTCATCAAATCATCCTTTCAATACTTTAGTTAAATTCAATAAAACTAGTTTAACTGCAAAAAGGCGCGTTGTATAGGCGTTTTAAGGCTTCTTAATTAACTAGCAAATTCCACGTAATGCTTGTGACGTGTTTGTAAAGTTATGTAAAGATCGTGCAACAACGTAAAGTTACTTTAACTAAAAAAGCTAACTGTAGCAGTTAGCCCATCAGTGTCACTTAGTCGGTTTTAGTGGCTTTTAAAGTTCGCAAATCACGTTGTCGTAGCAAGTTTTGGTAATATTCGAGGCTGGTTTCATCTAACCGTAGTTGTTGCATGATCTCAGTCGGTTCGGTCGTCCGGTGTTGATTGAGAAACCACAGCATGAAGTCCTGGCGCAATGCAACCGGCTTTAATGGCACACCTAAACGTTGACTATCACCCGCCAAGTATTTATGCAATGCCGCGAGGGTGAGATGTGGGTCAGTTCCGCGTTGACGCTGCTTTAAAAAAAGGTCCGAACTACCACTTTGAGTCTGTAATGGCTGCAAATAGGCCCGTAGTTTAACCAGAAAAGCCTGTTCTACTGCTGTAAAGGTAATTGCATTCAACTGCTGATAAAACCCTGGGGTTAGCATCTCCGTGGCAGTATAACCCTTGGTCGTTAGTAACAAGAATAAGCGGGTGTATGGATGCAGATCATCCATTGCTAACCATGCCGCTAATTGCTCTGGCCAGGTCGTTGTTTGTTGACGATTGGTCAAGGGTTGCCCTTTAATTGTAAAGGTTGGTAAAGTTGTAATAATTCGGTGTGAAAATAAATAGCTAAAGTAGCCGTTTAGATTCGACAGACATTTGTTCAGTGTCGATGTTTTGAATTGGCGTTGTTCACGGAGCATTGCCAAGTAAGCTTGAATATCATTCTCAGTTAAATCTGCTAGTAATTGATCCTTAGCAAAGGTCTCATTGAAATGCTGCTCATAGTTGAAAAAGTCAGCCAAGGTTAATTCATATTGCTCAATCGTACTAGCTTGCTTGCCAGCAGTTTCTAATGAGGCGAGAAAGCTTTTAGCATACGGAAATTTAGCGGTCATTGATAGTAGGACATCCTTTCTGGGTTAGAATTCTTACTTTAACTAAAACATAAATTTACAACAAAAACAAGCGATTTGACCGATGCTGAGAGACGCGTTCTAAGCGCGTGTTCGTTTATTAGTTGAAGAGTTGTCCCTTAAATAAACCGTAAAATCGATGTTAGTTATCAGCAAATCATGAGCGTGCATGCAAACTAGTGATAATTGGATTTAGGAGTCTGAAAACATTTGAACTTTTAGTGATTCAGATAAGTTGATCCGAATTAACGAAAAATGCTCGGTTGAAATTCAATCGACTAATTTTAGTGTTGATGTTTGTGAATCATAAAAAATAATTTAAGTTAAGCGGACGTCTTGAAAAATTCTGAACAGTTAGAGCCAGCAAAATGATTGCGACAAAATGACAATCTGAGAACTGAATCACCAGAAAGCTAACTTAAAATCAAAAAATTACCACAGGGGACCTAAATCAGGTCGTGGGGGAGCAATTTTGTTTTTAATTCTACTTTGTATAATATATATTATGTAAACTAGAAAATGTAAAAAAAGCCCCCTAGCTAGATTTACCCATAATCCACACATAAACCATCATAATCACAACAAACCGCTTTTATCGCGTGAATTGTCATCAAGTTTACTGCTAGTACAGCGATAATTTTTGGGTGGCAAATTAATTTATGGCACATTTTTATAAAATCTACTGAACTCACTGAATCATATTATTGATGTGACTTACCGTGAATATATGATTATGGTTCATAAGGTGGCCACCATGCATCATGAAATAGCTTTTGACTGTGTTAATGATGTTATTGCTCATATTTATTGAATCGATGGTTTGCTAACGACAGCCTTATTTTTTCAAAAGACATGATTTGCCATGGACCAGAAACGCCAAAAACCGTATCAGGACAGTGTTCAATCACGCGCTTAACTGAATCATCAGCCACGTTCAAAAATGTTAAAGATGTGTAATTTAGACCAGTCTGTAATACTAATTTATCTTGTCGACAACCACATCAGTCTACCGTAATTTATATTAGAGGCCGCGGGCTGAACACCATAAATGTGAGTGGCATCCTTGAGTACCTGCGGTTGCATGAAGCCCAGGTAATTAGCGGCAACTAGCCTAGCTTTCAACTGTTTTTTGGCGATTATTAGTCAGAATTGTGGCTTGACAACTTGTTAATTTTCAGACCATTAGTCCTAAAATTAAGCGTATTTATTAAAGCTGATTGTGCCATTCAATTTAGTGTCAACAATTATTGCAGACTACGAACAATAATTCGCCATGGCCTCATATGTTTGTTGGACATGTGCTAGATCAAAAGTTTGGTGAATAATTTACCGGGGTGATGGGTTCTTTCAATACCACGGCTAATAAAATTGTGTAATTTGCAGCAAGTTGTCACGAACGCAATGTCATCATGCAAACCGATATTACGCAAATGGGCCGTTGGAGTTCATTTCAACCTTTTGTGACAACCCCTACCCGGCCAAAAATAGCACCCGGTCGCCCTACTCTTAAGCCTATTCCATTTCAACGCATTCTAAAACCGCTTCAGCACCAGTTTTATCGGATCAATTGGGCAATTCAATGGTTTTGACGACAATATCCATTGCAACGCACGTTTTGGCTGAAGCCTGGCGGATTGACATGACGGCTCATAGCAATGATTTTGCTAGCCCGCGTAATTTTACGCCGAACCGCCCCCCAGCCACTAACAGCGTCATCCATCGCCCATAGTACTGACTGTCGCCCTAGCTTGAAACCCGTTGCCATGACATGTTGGCGAAGAGCAATCAATCATTTAGTGGTCATCACCGGGCTGTCCTGGCACCTTGACGAGCACCCAATCGGCATTAGTAAATGGGGATTACGGGCCATTAAAGTCAATTGATCCGTGGTATTTGCTAACGATACTGGCAGTGCCAGCTATTAACTATGACCGTAGCCACAATAATTTGATAGTACAAATTAGACGATCTGTCCCCTTTTAAACATTATAAAAAGATTATTACTGAAGTAACAGTCACTACTGTCAGCAATAATCTTTTTTATATCATCAGTTTAATTTTCATTCAGTGAGCTTCGAACGCTAGCGATTCATTTGGGTATTGATCTTGAAATTGCCACTGTTACTCAACTCTGCTTGATTTGACGCCGCCAGAGCTTGGCCCCCGCGATCCCGCAAGTCATCAACATAAGGATTGGTAAGTACAAGATAATATGATAGCGGCCCTGTACTTCTAATGGTAAAGCGCTTAAGGTGAAACCGTCTAACAAAAGCGCTGCCATTAGCAAATAGTGGTTAAGATAGTGTTGATGCCATAGCAGTCCCAGCCCCATTAAAACACTGAATAACGCAATCACCAGCATTGCCTGCCAATAAACCGTCGCACTTGTAATCAATATAGGGGCTAAATAAAACCAGTGGCGGTTAAGCAAACCGGGATGATGGCTTAAGTTATATAAGCTCCAATCATAGCCATAATCCTCACGAATAAAGCCCTGCATTTTTTCATTAACAAATGACCCCAACTGTGGCTTGATTTGTTTGAGATTAGTCTGCAAAGTCCTCGCCATCGTTCGTGTGATTCGCGGATAGGCTTGCGTCAACGTGGGCGCCACCCGTAATTCGTGGCTGACGGTAGCTTGTAGTGCCGGGCTATAGGTCCCGTGACTTTTAACATCTGTCCCCGTAGCCAGGCTGTATAAAGTTTCAACTTGGGCTGGCGCAACCTTAAAGCCATATAACCAGCTGTCGAGATTAGTCGCTGTGAACATGAGTCCTAACACGACCGCACTGTATATGAGGAGCTGACGTACTTGAACGCGGTAAAGGTGGTGAGATTTAAGCAGGACACACAAACTCATCAAACCCAGTGCAATTAGCCAGACGCCCATGATTGGCCTCAGCATATTGGCCACGACAGTCATCACGATCGCTAACGCTAGGTATAGTCGTCGATCCGTGATTGTGGTCGTCGTGAGTGGGACTAATGCCCGCGTCAGCGCATACATCATGAGCAGGACGCTGGTGAAAAAGAACGGTTCACCACCATTTAAGAGCGTGCCGTACAGCCAATAAGCTGGAATCCAGTAAAAAATGAGGGCAGCCATGATGCCTAATTGTCGTGAGAGCCACCGTGCGACTAGCCAGTAAATTAAGACCATATCGACTAAAGTACACCCAATATTGATTAGTTGGCTGACAAAAAAGTTGGCCCCGCCAAAAGCCGCGACTAAACTGTAGCCGTTCGCGATATTTAAAGCGTGCGGAAAAACGACGTAATTGCCAACGATACCATGGTGTAACAGTTGGGTCCAGGTGAATCCTTGGGCACTAAACGCGGCTAGTGTATGGTAATTCCAGAAATCTGAGGTCGGGTCGATCTTTAACCCTGCAACTAGTGGAAATTTTAAGATAGTTAACCCCATCAGTGCTGCAACTAACCAGCTAGTTTGGTGGCGGCTCAACCACCAGCTGCCAAGGCCAATCGTGGCACTAATGAACAATACGAATAAACCAGCGCCTATCCAAGCACTGATTGCGAGGTGTAATTTCAGGTTGACTTGCCAGTTGGCGACAATCATCCACCCGAGTAAGGCAGCTGCAATCGTGAGAACGGTAATTTGAAATATCTTATAGCACCACTTCAT